CAACCAGAAACTAGAGTACACAAAACTTAAAATCATAGCAAATGAATTAGATAGATATAAAAAAGAATATGGACTCATAGACTATAATGACATGATATTAGATTTTGTAAAGTCTGATAAGTCTCCAAAGTTTGATGTAGTATTTATAGATGAAGCACAAGATTTGTCTCGTATGCAATGGGACATGGTAGATAGTTTTAATACAAACGATTCTTTTATTGCAGGTGATGATGATCAGGCTATCTTTAGATGGGCTGGTGCAGATGTAGATTCTTTTATTACACAAACAGGAAAGATATTAAATCTGACTCAGTCAGTTAGAATTCCAAAAAAGATTCATGAGTATGCTATGAAAATTATTGAAAGAGTTTCACATAGATTACCTAAGAACTGGCAACCAAAAGCACATGAAGGATCAATTACCAAACACTGGAACTTTGAAGATATTAATATGAGTAGTGGTAACTGGTTAGTATTGTCTAGAACTAGACATCAACTAAAACCTTTAGAAGATATTCTAAAAGAAAAAGGATTATATTTTGAAAATAGATTTGGAAAATCTTTTGAAAAACAAATTCAAGAAGCCGCATCTAACTGGGAACATTTAAGACAAGGACAAGTAATGCATGGGAAAGATATACAAAAAATTGCACTCTATATGAGTGATACTAACTGGGATAAGAAAAAACTTAAAGCTTTAGTTAAAGATTCATTCTATGGCATTGATGCATTAACTAAAGGATACGGATTAAATACTAAAAAAACATGGTATGAATGTTTTGATAATGCAGGCTCAAAAAGAATTACTTATATTAGAAAGATGAGAGCTAATGGTGAATCGTTAAAAGAGGGAGCTAGAATAAAATTATCTACAATACATAGTGTTAAAGGTGGAGAAGAAGATAACGTGGTTATTCTCCCAGACTTAACACACAGCACACAACTAGCTTATGAACGTAATAGAGATGATGAGAATAGATTATTCTATGTTGGTGCAACACGGACCAAGGAACATTTACATATTGTAAGACCTAAAGATGAAAACAAATCATTTCCAATGGGGGACATATGAAAGAAAAAATTTATAAAAAGCAGGTAGGTGGCGATCATTATAAATCTATGGTCATTCAACCATCAGAATTTATTAACAGAAATAATATTCCATTTGCAGAAGGAAACGCAATTAAATATTTATGTAGGCATAAACAGAAAAATCAAAAAGAAGATTTATTAAAAGCAAAACATTATATTGACATGGCAATCGATAGAGACTATCCTGAAGAAGTGAAAGAAGAAATAAAAGAGAAAAAAAATTCTTGGGGTATTATTAAATGATACAACGACCTTTATTTGCACCGCAAACTGAATGGTTACCACCAGATTCTTTTCCAGATTTATCTAAGTATGATGAGATTGCAATTGACTTAGAAACTAAAGATCCAGATTTAATTAAAATGGGATCAGGTAACGTAACTAACAGAGGAGATGTAACAGGGATAGCAGTCGCTGTTCATGATTGGTCAGGTTATTATCCAATTGCACACGAAGGTGGTGGTAATATGGATCGTAAGAAAGTTTTAAAATGGTTTCAAGGTGTATTAGATACACCTGCAGATAAAATATTTCACAACGCCATGTATGACGTTTGTTGGATTCGAACGCTTGGTCTAAGTATTAACGGTCTTATAGTTGACACGATGATTGCATCGGCCATAGTTGATGAAAATCAAATGCGTTATGACTTAAACAATTGTGCTAAAAGATACACTGGAAAGACAAAGAATGAAACAGCTTTATATGAAGCTGCAAAAAGTTGGGGGGTTGACCCTAAAGCGGAAATGTATAAACTACCTGCCATTTATGTAGGAGCATATGCAGAAAAAGATGCTGAACTAACTTTAGAACTTTGGCAAGAATTAAAGAAAGAAATTTTACACCAAGATTTAAATGCTATCTTCGAATTAGAGACTGAACTTTTCCCTTGCTTAGTTGATATGCGTTTTTTAGGAGTGCGTGTAGATGTAGAACAAGCTCACAAATTAAAAGAAGAATTAAGTAAAGAAGAAAAAGAATTATTACAAGTAGTAAAAAAAGAAACCCAAATAGATGTACAAATATGGGCAGCGAGATCCATTGCGCAAGTTTTTCAAAAACTTGACCTACCATATGAGACAACCGAAAAAACAAATTCTCCATCATTTACTAAAAACTTTCTTCAGAATCACCCCCACCCACTGGTGAAACGAATAGCCCGCGCTCGTGAAATAAACAAGGCGCATACCACCTTTATTGATACCATATTAAAACATAACCACAAAGGAAGAATTCATGCTGAAATCAATCAGCTAAGAGGAGATAATGGTGGAACAGTAACTGGAAGATTCAGTTATTCAAACCCAAATTTACAGCAAATTCCAGCTAGGAACAAGGAACTTGGACCACGGATTAGGTCATTATTTATACCCGAGGAGGCCCATACATGGGGTGTATTTGACTATTCTCAACAAGAGCCTCGGTTGGTAGTACATTATGCAGCTTTACAGAATCTCTATGGCGTGGACGAGGTATTGGAAGCCTACAAAGTAGGCGATGCCGATTTCCATACTATCGTGGCAGACATGGCTGAGATCCCTCGTGAACAGGCCAAGACTATAAATCTTGGTTTGTTCTACGGGATGGGTAAAAATAAATTACAAGCAGAGTTAGGAGTAAGTAAAGAAAAGTCTGATGACTTATTTAAACAGTACCATCAGAAAGTTCCATTCGTAAAACAGTTAATGGACGCTGTGATGAAGAGAGGACAAGATAGGGGTCAGATTAGAACTCTACTTGGACGATTGTGTAGGTTTCATTTATGGGAACCAAATCAATTCGGTATTCATAAGGCATTGCCTCATGATGCAGCGCTCTTGGAACACGGACCAGGGATTAAACGTGCTTACACTTACAAAGCTTTAAATAAATTGATACAAGGATCGGCTGCTGACATGACAAAAAAAGCAATGATTGAATTACACAAAGAAGGAATTATCCCACACATCCAAGTTCATGACGAACTCGATATATCTGTTAAAGATAATGCAGATAAAATTAAAGAGATAATGGAACACGCAGTTTCACTTGAAGTTCCTAATAAAGTAGACTATGAATCTGGACCCAATTGGGGTAATATAAAATAGGAGGAAACTATGAACAAACAAATCGAAAAAGCTAAAGAATATGTTGAACATAACTGGCTAATGCATAGAGAATATATTATTGGTGGTGTTGTTGGTTTTGTATTAGGCGCAATCATATTCTAGATATGTATGGCATATCTAAATGCAAATATACCTGTGATGTACGCACAGATCAGGAGAGAATATCTCTATGATCTTAAAAAACATCACGGAGAAGTTGAAGACTGTGTTATTTTTGGTATTGCGTCTATCACAGGCCGTCCCATACTCTTTCATGCAATCATGGAAAATGGGGCTGTCTTTTATAGGTTACCAATATCGGCTTTTATTCAACGTGGTTTTCAACCGGAAACTGTTCCACATCAAAGACTTGATGAACTTCAACTTTGGAATTGTTTTTCTTATTTCCCTGCTGTTACTAGTTATGATATTTTAGACGGTCAAGCCGGTAAATACATAGGTAAAAACAAGAAATGGTACCATGGTGCGTATCTTTTTACGGTTGATTTTGCCCACCCAGATAGTAATATAGTAGATACAGATCATTCTGAAATTCCGCACGAGCACAAGTGCGCACACATACTTGCGTTAGAAAACGGCAACTATGCAGCACAGCCCAACAATAGATTAATATGGGACATACCATCTTTTACAGTTAAAGATGAAATTCCCGATTGGAAGGTACAAACTTCAGAATGGAATGTTGAAGATACTCGTAAATGGAGAACAGAAGATACTGATAACTTCTTTTACGAAATTGAGGAGAAAAAAGATGATTAAAAAATTATGGAAAAAATTTGTTAATTGGCTTTTTGATTGGCAAAAATGAATTGTAAAAATTGTCACTGCAATTGTCATTGTAAAGAAGATTTACATACCCATCACTATGATGGTGATTTATGTATTTGTGATAATTGCAAATGTAAAAGAACTTATAAAAAACAAAAAGATCATGCAACAGACATGTCTTTTGAAAATGAGGTGAGAAACAAGTAATGATGGAAAAAATTTTAACTTTGTTAGTTGGACTCTTAATAGCATTAGGAGGATGGTCACTATCTAGAACATTTGAATTGTCTACAGGTCAAGCTGTACTTCAAAATAAAGTTGAAAAACTTGAAATGCAAATCACATTAATGGATCAGAAGATGGATGAAATGTTTGATATGGATGAAGAGATAATGGACCAACAT